ACTGATCACGGTAGAAGTTTAAAAGTTAAAGGGAGGTGCTGCAGACCCTCCCTTTTCTTGTATAAATATTTTGGATGAATTGATATCACCTATGTCTTCAAAATTTGATGCAATCTTAGATGAACCTAGTGTAGATTTCGTAGGTAAGGATGGATTCTATTGGTGGTTTGGTGAAATTGTTATTAACGAAGACCCTCTCCAAATGGGTAGAGTAAAATGTCGTATCATGGGATGGTACACAGGGGTCAGTAATAAGTTTATGAACGATATGCCAGATAAGGATCTTCCTTGGTGTATTGTATTACAACCAACTAATCAAGCTGGCGTAGGTTCTTCTGGGCAATCAGTGGGCCAGTTGCAAAAAGGTGCAATGGTAATGGGATTCTTCCTAGATGGGGAAGAAGCACAATCACCAGTTGTATTTGGCGTAGTAAGAGCAAGAAAAAAATCTGGACAGGCTGATTCTAAAGTTGGAATTAATTCCCTCTTTAGTAATGAGAAATATGATGCAACTGCTAATGCTGCTCTGAATAGTAGTGCAACAAATACAACTGATGGCGCTGGGCATACTGGTTCTCAAACAGGAGGAAGTAGTCAGACTCCTCCTGGTCAAACAATCAGCCGTAACGATGCCAGCCTACTTCCTAGTGCAGTTGTAGGTGGCAGTAATGCAAACCCAGCAACTCCCTCTCTGTCTGGTACAACTGCTGGAAATGGCGTTGCTGGTTCTGCAAATACCTTTGAAGGTACGATGAAAAGGATGATGGAGAACATTGGTATCGCCGCATCCCAAGTTAGACAGACTGGTGCGAACTCATATCAAAGTATACTAAATGGGCAACCAGTCAACATTAGGGCTTTAATAGGTACAGCAACAAACTTAATTAGTTCTGTTTTATCAGAAGCTCTTGCCGCAATAAAGGAACTGTTTTTGACTACAATTGCTACTGGATTAAAAGCACTAAAGATTGCAGGAATTTTCGGTATTCCATTTATTATAACCACAGCAATCCAACTAATTATTCAAATTGTTCTTAAGTTTCTTTGTGGACTTGACGCAAGTTGGTTGATGGGTATTCTTAATGTTCTAAGTCAAGGTTTAGAAAACTTTTTATTGTCGGCTCTTGGGGCAGCATTTGATTCATTAGCCTCACTTATACAATCTGCATTTGATGATTTGATCAATAGAATACTATGTGCAATTAGTGGTGCTTTGGATGCTATTCAAGCAGTTATTAATGCTATTGCCGCTGCTATTGCTGTAGCAAAAACAGTCGCAGACATCATGAAAAATGGCACAGCATTTTTCCAAAATCTGGAACAACTTTCTATTAGTGATTTAACCAGCATTACAAGTCTCCTTAGTTTAATCATTGGTCTGATACCTACTCAGTGTGATCGAAAGGCTCCAGGTGGAGATACTGTCACAACATTTGTACCTTTTATGGGATCTACTACTTGCGATGTTTTAGATGCTAGTCCTATTGGTAGTCTTGGATCTTGTGGATCATTTAGTAGTTCTGGTGGTGGCGCAGCAGGCGGTATAGCCTCGGCAGCCAATGCTGTCACCGCAATTATACAAGAGGCAGATGCGTATTTAACTACTGTAAATACATCAATAAGTGGTTACAATGAAAGTCAATTTGGTACTCCTGGTCGTCAAGCAACGATACAGAAAATGCCTAGTGGAACTTCCTGGTGGAGTATCAAGAGCAATGATCAAGCATATAATAATTTTAAAGCAACACAGGCTGCCAAGAAAGCAGGTAATCCAGCACCAAGCACCCCAGCAGTGAATGCAAACAACACTATTTTTGGTGATACTATCACATTTTCTGGTGCAACGCAAATAGAATCTCAAAAAGATTTCTTGTTAAAAAATATTGGTCAATTTCAACACAATGTTGATGGCAGTTACAAATTAAAGATTGTTGGAGATCTTGATATTGAAGTTGGCGGAAGACTGGCATTAAAAGTCAATGGAGCACCCCAGAAAACGACTTCAACGGGAGCACCGAACTCTGGAGATACTAGTAAGCAATCCAAGAACCTTCTTATTTTTGATAGTGATACAGAAATAGCAGGTAGAGGTAAAATTGAAGTTCAAGCTACAGGATCTACTACTTCAGCAAAACCTGGAACAGACTTAAAAATGAATACAGATACCTTGAATCTGTCTGCAGGAGTAATCAACTTGAATGCCACTAACGATCTAAAATTAACTGCTGGTAATGCCATGTATGTTGAGACACCATCTTTAGTCAGGGCCATAAACGTACCAGGGATTATTCCAAGGGCCAAAGCAGGTATTTTCACGATTATGCACGGTTCCTATGACATGATTATAAATCCCTCCGTCTCTGCTGCTGACGCAATACCTCGTTGCACTATTAACAATACCGTTGGACCTATTTCCCTGCTTGTAGGTGCTGGAGGTATGTTCTTTACCGTTGCTGCAGGTGGTCTAACTGCCACTGTAGCCGCTGGAGCAATGGCACTAACTACAGCTGCTGGTGCTGTCACGCTCAATTCGGCCGCTGCCATGACACTTACTGCTGCGGCAATCATGACACTCACTGCAGCAACCATCAAATTAAATTGACCCCTTGACAAGGACCCTCGGCGGTGCTATGATAACTCTGCACAGGTTCAAACCAATTCTCTAAGAGCTCTATGAAGATCACTGCATTTTCCGAACTAGATCATGTTGTTCTAGATTTTACTAAACGTACCATTGAACTTCATGGTACTGATGGTGAATTTATAGCTGAGTCTTGTCCCTTTAATGATAAAGGACGTATTCAGTTTGAAAATATGGTAGAATACTGCCAGCAAGTTCTTAAACCTGAACAACGTATTTACAAACTATGAACACACAAGTACCTGTAATTAGTCTATCAGAACTAAGAGACAACGCAGAGTTTATCTGTGAAGTCCTTGTTGGAAGAAATAGGATGTCATTAAGAGTGACCACTGAAGAGCATGGTGACTTCTTATTAGTTCCTGTAATTGAAAAAGGTCCTATTCCTGAAGATATTCTGCAGGAATTACAGGAGATGCAAAAAGCCATGGAATCTCCTGATATTGGACTTGCAGGTCCTCCTCCTCTTGACATGCCCTTCTGAGTCTGCTATCATACAATTGCTTCCTGGGGAGGTGGTGAAATCGGTAGACACACCAGACTTAAAATCTGTTGGGCATTGCCCGTGGGGGTTCAAGTCCCCCTCTCCCTACCTAATAAATACATCGTGGTCGAGGATATGTTTTGGAAAATCTAGGACAACATTGTACTTTTGAGATTTACGGCACTAAAAGTGAGTTGCTGAACGATCTACAGTTTATTAACGACACTCTTCGTAAAGCAGCAATCATATGTGGCGCAACTATTTTAGATAGTGTGTTCCATACCTTTGATCCTCAAGGTATTACGTTTATACTTTTATTATCTGAATCTCATATTTCAATTCATACTTGGCCAGAGAAAGGGTGTGCAGCAATTGACATTTATACATGTGGATTGTCTAATCCTGAATCTGCTATGTGGTATATAATTGAACAATTCAAACCAAAATCACATTCGACTAAAAGTTTTCCTAGGGGCGGAGATCTATGAGTTTTAAAGTTGGTTCTTATGTTTCATGGAAAGATATTGAAGGATATGTCAGGTTTATAAGCGAGGATTATATTTCAATTTGTGTTAATATTCACAACCCAGATCAGTTTGATTGTTGTATCGTATGTTATAATAGTGATTGGAATGAGGTCACTGTTCACAAAACAGTATCACCCATTTATCCAATTCAACCATGCCTCCGTAGCTCAGCTGGATAGAGCAACGGTTTTGTAAACCGTAGGTCGTCGGTTCAAGTCCGTCCAGAGGCTTCATAAATACTAGGTACTAGTTGGTTTGCATCCGTGACAGAGCGGAGAACTTTTTTTGTAGAAACTCGAAATGACTGGAACCCTTTTATCTATCAAATGCTCAAATACATAGACAAATTGCAAGAGTATTATATTAGAACGGGAGATCCATTCTATGAAATCCAAGCAGAAAAAATTAGAAAACTTTTGAAAGAACACAAACAGCAAATACATCAATTGGAAGGATTTGACGGGCCACCGTATTGATGCTATACTCAATTGTCCGTGTGAAGGAAGTGAAGGAACTAGAATTCTAGTTCCTTTTCTTTTATAAATAAATCTGAAGAACATCCCGAAGGTTTACTTGTGGCAGGAACCAAAAAAATATCTCAATTAGATAATTTAACCAATGATATTTTGACGGGTGAAGCAATTGTTCCCGTAGTAATTGCAGATCCCCTGACTCCTAATAGGAAGGCAAAGATCAATCAGTTATTCCGTGGTGTTGCATCAGGATCAAAAACTGCTCCTGGATTAGCCTTTGACTTGAATCGAACTACAGGTTTGTATCAAACTGCATATAATGAATTAGGACTTGCTTTTGGAACAGCAGGATTTTATTTAACTAAAATCACTGAGGCACAAACAAATACTGTTACTAACAAAGTTCAAGCAGTTGATGATGTTGCTAACAATGTAAACATATTATTCCAACCAAAAGGTGCAGGAATTGTAGGTGTTCAATCTGGATCTACATTTAGATTGCAAGATACACAATTTGAAATCGCTGATGACGTGTCTTCTGCAAAGAGAGCACGTTTTGAAGTAAGTAATATTGGTACTGGTCTTAGAATCTTTGCATTACCTCTTGTTGATGTTGGTAATACTACAACTTTACTTGGTACTGATACATCGCAAACGATTACTAACAAAACTATTCGTGTCAATGAAGCAAATTTCACTCTTCTTGACTCAACGAAAGAAGCCAAGTTTGGTATTGACTGGATTTTAACAGAGACAGGTCTCAAGACATATTTCTTACCTGATCCTGGACCAGGAACTACACAATCTAATATTATTGATGACGTATCTACACAAACTCTATCCAACAAAACTTTAGTACAACCAAGTGTTGCTGTTAGTGCTACTAGTTCAAATAAAGCCTTGTTTGATGCATCAAACTTAACTGGAACCAGAACAGTTACTTTCCCAGATCTTAGCGTTACTCTGGTTGGTACTGACTCTACTCAAACATTATCTGCCAAGACCTATGTTTTTCCAGTCTTTGCAGATACCACTGATCAGTCAAAGAAAGTAACTTTTAACCTAAGTAATCTTTTGACCAGTACCACGTCTGCATTTTCTTTCCCAGTTTCAACACTACTAAATACTACTGGAACTTCGATATTAGTCTCTGAACTTGCTACTCAAACAATTCGTAATAAATTAATTAACAATCCAACTTTTGTTGATGTTACTGATTCAAACAGAAGAATACAAATTGATTTGACAAATATCACCGCTGAAAGAATGATTAAGTTTCCAGACGGTGATGCTACACTATTATCTACTAATAATGCTGGTTCACTTTCAAATATTGACTTTGGTGGCCAGATCACCGCTCAATCCCTAGGAGGGAGATTACGACTACAACAATACTTTATCGCAGGATGGTAATTTAAAATGCCCGCAGGAAAATTAGCTAGCGTTCTACCCGCAGCAACAACAAATACATTTCTTTATCGAACTCCTATTACAGGTGCAACTAGTTCTGTTTTAAGTGTTGTCAATCAATCTTCAACGGCAGCAACGTACCGTGTTGGATTGAGAGATTATGATCAACTATTAACTCTGGATGCTTCATCATATAACTATCGTAGAGGAAATATTATTTCTTCGTATGTCGTACAAATTATTCCTGGAATTACAAACCAATCCATAACTGCTGGTACACTCGTTCCTGTTGAAACAACTGAAGCAACATTCAGATATTTAGATGTTTTAGTGGATTCATCAATTAAAGAAATCCCTGTTCAAACAGCATGTATTGGAAATGTAAGTCTTGCAGCTGCTCCTACAGGAGGAAGTATTGATGCTGGTGAGACAATTACTGGAGCAAAAGGATTTACTGCAACTGCGTTTACATACAATACAACAGGCGGTGCAGGATTTACAGCATCAATTGCAAAAGTCAGCGAATCAGCAACATCTGTATACATTGCAAATTCAACTAATCCCCTTGCTGGAGATATGCTTTGTATTTACGACCAATATGCACTAACACCAAGTTATGAACTTGTTACTATTTCTGCAATCGACACAACTACAAACATTGTAACCATTGCTAGAGGTGCCCTAGGAACTACTGCTAGAAAAATTTCTCCTGGAACAAGAGCACAATTATTAGATCCTACAACAACAACTACAACATTATCTGCTGGTATTGTTGCTGGAGACACATCTTTGACCGTTGCTAGTTCGACTGGATTGACAGTTGGCGACTACCTAAGAATTGGTAATGAATTGATGTTTATTGATGCTATCGTTGGTACTACTATTACAGTAACAAGAGCACAATGTGGAACAACTGCAGCTGCTCATTCTGGTGGTGCTACAGTTACTTTTATTCTTGAGAATGGATACTGTATTCTACAGTATTTTGATAGTGGTGAAGCACTCACCATTCAGGGCGGCGGTACTGCTACACTATCTGCATATATTAATACAACTAATCCATTTAACCCAACCGAAAGATTCATTTATGATGTTAATGAGAATGGCGTTTTTGAAGATCCTACTAGTCTTAGTTTAGATGTTGGTAGAACATATAGATTTCTACAAAGTGATTCTTCAAATGCTACCAATACTCTAAGATTTAGAACTGCAGCCAGTACTACTGATTTTACAACAGGAGTGACTGTAAACGGAACTGCAGGAACAGCAGGAGCATATACGCAAATTGTCGTAGGTAATACAACTACAAACGTAGAAATATATGCTGGAGTAAATGGTACAGTCACCAATTTTGGATTTGCTACAACTTCAATTGTTATTGTGACTAATCCAGTTTATAATAAAATTTTTGTATATGACGTTGACGGAACTTTAGAAGTTGGACATTCATTCGCAACTAATACTGGTACGCAAGATGTTGAATTCTTCTATCCGGCTCCATATGGATATGTTCATTCATATAGTGGTAGTACATTAAAAGTTTCTACTGGACTTAATTCTGCTGCTTGGCAGACTTCAATCACCACAACTATTACTGGTACAAGTGGACAAAAAACCGTTACAGTAGGTTCCGTTGCTGGATTAGCACCTGGAATGTCAATTACAGGAACTGGTATTGCGGCAAATAACACAATCATATCTATTGCAGGAACCACGTTAACACTTAGTCTTGCAAATACTGCAGCGGTTAGTGGTAATGGAACATTCAAATTTTTGTTCTATGATACTCCAAGAGAAAATGGATCAAATAGAAATTATG